TTAGTATCATACAATGTGGACTTTACATACCACTGAACTGTATCAATCGTAGCACCCTGCAAGAAACGTTCCCAGTCTACGCTGTAGTCTAGTTGCTCGTCAGGGTCTTTATTAGGCCAGCGAAAACTCATCTCTAATCCTCAGTTGCGTACACTGTTCTATCCGCAGAAGTAGTGTCACGTTCTACAAACACTCTTCTTGTTTCCTCTGGAACAATGACTGTTCTTTCTTTAGGTGTCGTAACCATTATGCTGCCCTAGATATTATGACAGTACGTCTACGACTGTATAGTGTTTTAACATTCTCAAAGTTAAACTGCTCTGCAGTTACTGTTATATCTCCAAGAGCAGCGTCTGTTGGAACTGCTGGTGTGTACTCTCGTATAGCTACTTTTACATTATCACCATTAAAGCCTACATCTGCAGCAAGAGATATATCTAGTGGCTCTTGTACCTGTGGCTCTAAGTCACCTATTGCAACTTCTGTTGCTGCATCACCATCTGGTTTAGCAAGAGAGTTAATCTTAAAGGTAGGTACGCCAATGTTACCTTCTAGTGACACAGAGGCTAGTGTAACACCTGTGTGTACAGTCACTGAGCCAACATCACCTACAGCAGAAAGGCTGGCACTTATCTCTTCTTTGACCTGTTCTTCTACTGTTGTGACAACACCAATCGTAGAAACAGAGTCTGGTATAATCTTAGATGATGCATGTGGTGTGACAGTACCAATTGCAACATCCGCACTTACAGTATCGTCTTGCTGTACTTTTTCTTTGACTTGTACTTCAACAGTACCAATATTACCTTCAGCAGACACCCCTGTGTCAACACGTTCAGTAATGTCAATCTCAAGTCCACCAACCTGTACAGGAGCAATTGCACCGTTAGCAGATACTGCAGTTACCTTTTCAGATATGTTTACCTGAAGTGTACCAATAGAACCTGCAGCAGATACGGTGTCTAAGCCTCTGACTACATAGGTTCCATATACGGCTGTACCATATACACCTGTTCCGTAAATAGGTTGTACAACAGTAACAGCCATAGGTTAGCTCCTATTAAGCAGGTGTGTCTAGGCGAATAATAGCTGCTGAACCATCTGCTGTTGGCACAGGGAACTCAATAGTCAAGTCACCTGCAGTAGCACTAACTGTACCACCAAAGTCAATTACACAGATTGCTTTATTAGATTGTGATGTATTGTAAATAAGACATCCGTCTGCAGACAAAGTAACGTCATTAAATGTTAGGTTAGGTAAGTCTACCCACGCACGTCCTGTTGTTGCATCAGTTGCAATAGTAACACCTGCGATTGTTAGGTTGTTGTCTGCAGAATCACGTGTGTAGTTACCGCCTGTAGTAACTTCATCGCCGCCTAGATCAGAATAGTTTGCAGTTGTTTTATCAAATGTGCCAGTAGGTGATTCTTTAATTAATGCAACACGTAGTTGATCAGCATCCAAATCATGGACACCGTTAAGAAGGTCTTCTTTAAAGCTCGTGCACATTGCTGTCGTAATAGCCATGTTTTGGAATCCTTTTGATTAAGTACAATGGGGCCAGCACTAAGCCAGCCCCAAAGTTTTTATTTATGCAAGCAAGTCACGATCGACTTCGTCTGCACCTTTTGTTGCTTCATTAACGTCAACAACAATTGCCCATACACGAGCTGTTACTGTTGCCGCTGGTGAAGCAGTAGCTGTGCCAGTTACGTCAATAGTATCTGCAGCTGCAACGATACCCTGTGTTTGAGTACCAAATGCAAAGTCACCTGCAGAACCACTGTCTACTGCTGTAGCAGCCATGAAGGTAGTTGTACCATCAGTAACTGTAACATCGTAGTCAGCTGAATCCATTGCGTCGATTAGCTCAACACCTGCTGCTAGAACAAGAGTACCTGCTCCAACAGATGGACCTGTAACTGTACCAGTTGATGTTGGAAGTTCAACTTCCTTCTCAACCATTACTGCTTTTGAAAGCAAAGAAGTAGATTTAGCCATAAGTTAGTCCTCCTTCTTACGCCAAGTTGTATTTAGCAGTTACAAGAGCTTCTGGACGAAGGATCTTGCGGCCATACAAGTGCATACCACGAACGATGTCAGCAAAGCTGTCAGGGTCACGGTAAGTTTCAGTCTTGTTGATCTGCTCTGCAGTTGCTACTGCTGAGTCATGACCTGCAACGATAACACCATAGTCAGTGTTTTGGTTTGCTGTACCTGTTGTACCCGCACCGCCACCTACTGCTGGCAAGTTGCTTGAGGAGTAGATACGGAAACCGTGGAAGTTGTTTAGTACAAGACCATTACGTAGTCCACCTGATTCACCGAAGTCTGCGTTGAATAGACGTGAGTCTTCATCACGTAGTACTTCCATAAATACTGGGTCTACAACCAACCAACGTCCATCTTTATCAACTTGTTGTTGATCAAGTAGACGAGCCATACGAGCAACAACCATTGCTGGTGAAGCGTATGCTGTTGGTAGTGCAGTTGCACCTGGTAGACGTGCAGCAACTGGGATTGAGTGATCGCCAGCAGATGCAGTTGTGATGTTGCCAAATGAATCTTTACGAAGTTTCATTGATGTCAACAACTCGTCTGAACCAGCAGTTGCTACAGCTTTAGTACCGTTCACAGTTGTGTTTACAGTGTCTGCTGCTGAGTGCAATGCTGACTGAGCATAACCTGATAGGTAGCCCAATACTTCTTGGTCATGCTGGTCAGCCAAGCGGTAAGCCGCACGGTTGGTAGCAAGATCCATGAAGTTGACGTGTGAGTGAGCTTCCTCGATGTCGTCGATTTTGAAGGCGAAGTAGTTCGCTTTATCTACGACTAGAGAAAAATCCTCGTCATCAAGATCCTGTGCATTGACTTGTGTGCCACGTGCATAGGACGAAACTGAAATTTCAGGTTCTTTGATGATTTTAACAGTGTCGCCTTGCGCACTGATTTCTCCGAAATAATCAGAGTTTGTGATGTCTCCAACGACTGTGCTCTTGCGGAATGCAAGTTGCACTTTCTTGGAATAAATTACGGACGAAAAATTACCGTTAGGTAGGTTTCCGTGACCCGCTGCTGAAGTAAAAGCCATGTTAAATCCTCCATGATATTTGGCTTCGGGTAACAAAGCTAAACACCCACAAGAGGCTGAACGTTTTCTAGGGTGCGTATCGTGTTCAGTTGCGCCACCAAACACTCAACGGGCCTGTACTTATTCAGGTAGTTCTTATTAGTTTAGACTTTCGGAAATTTGAGTTGAGACAAAAGGTAGTCACAAGGAGGCTTTTGTCTCTATGCTCATAGTTATACTGCTGATTTATTTATTGTCAACAGTTTATCTGGCATTGCCAGAAACATCGTAAATAAATTTGCCAGAACGAATAGCTTTGTTGATTTCATCTGAACGTTCTTCAAATTCTCTATCAGACATCTTAGCAACGTCTGACTCACGAATAGCGTCATTAGCATCGGCTACGTCAACTTGTGTTTTACTACGGCGAGTAACTGTAGAAGCTGCGTCTTTAGCTCTTGCTTTCTTTGCAGTGTTGGTAAGACCCTTGTCACCTTTGTACAAGTCAATTACACGAACCACTGATGCTGGATCATCTGCATTCTCATAGAGTGCATCTTGTACCCATTTAGGTTGTTGATCTGCCCAGTCATGAAACTCATCTGACTTACGTAGGTCATCAAAGTCTGCATGAGATTTACGGATAGCATTCTCTGCTTTTACACGAGATGCTTCTGCCTGTGCTTCATCAAGTTCTTTCAAACGGTTCTCTGCTTTAGAGAACATTTCCTGGGCTTTCTTAGCAGCAATGGTTTCTACAATACCAGCTACATCAGGATACTTCTTAGCCCACTCTTCAATATCTTCGTTTGACTTAGGTGGTACAATGTTCTCACCAGACATACGTTTTTCTAAGGCTGAGAACTTTTCCTTCCACTCATTTTCTTTTTCGTTCATGTGGCGACGAAGATCACCATAACGTTTCTTGAAAGACTTTTCTTCACGGCTCAAGTTTGAGTCGTCTTCCGATGCTTCGGATTCCGCTTTGGTTTCTTCTTGTTTGGTATTACCTTCATCCGATACTTGGGCTGTCTCAGATCCCTCGCCATCGGATTCCTCTTCGACTGTTTCACCACGAGCCTCTGCTTCTAGTCGAGCAATCTCTGCTTCTTCTTCCTCGATACGTTTACGTTTACGTTCATAGTTATACCCACGATCCACAAATCCTGCGGTCTTGGGTGTTTCTACTACGGTTAGTTCAGGCATTTATTTCTCCTTATATTGGGGCCAGCTTATGCTGGGTAGCCTTATTGCCTATCGTGATCCTAAGCCACCACGCTTAGGTGTGATCGTAGTAGGTTGCCCTAGTAACTGCTTTCCCTAACTCTGGTACAAGTTTAGAAAAAACATTTCCCATAGGAGTTCCTACCATACGTCTAATAGTTTCTTTTTCTTCTTCTGAAAGATTTTTATGTCTGTCAGCTATTAGGTTTTTATATTCATCTAAATCCATCTTTACCTCTAAACACTAGTAATTCTTTTGAAGAAACTCTTGGGTAAGTTAGCCTGTTAAAATGTTTAAAATGTGGTAAAAAAGTATCTATAATTAAATCTATATGTGGAGCTATACAATAGTAAGTATCTCCAGTAGCAGGTTCTTTATAAGACCAATTTAACGAGTCAAACAAAAAAGGATTATAAAAACTTTCAGAGTCGTTTGCTTCAACTCTGGGAATTTTATCAAAAATGTTTTTATGGTTATGTACTGATAGTACTATTGTACCATGTCTAGCAGTAAGGTCAATCATCTTTTCAAAAAAGTTAATTACCTTTTCTAGTGATGGTTGATGAGAGTAACCAAACCAAAAGTTAGTAACTAAATCAAACTTCTTTTTAGTTTCTTTTTAGTTCTCCAACTTAGTATGTTTGCTACAGAATAATCTATATCATACTCTGTATCATCTTTATGTTGATCTATCATTAGTTTAGATTTATCAACACCTAACCTAGTAAAGTTACCAGAAGCTTTACGTAAATGATATGCAGTACCGCAAGCAACATCGCACCAAGATTCATAACTATAATAATCTGCAGCTTTTTCTACAACTTTTATTTCAAAGTTTACATCTTGTTTTTGACTGGTTGGGTGTATGTATTGTTTTTCGTACACTTCAACTAGTTTAGGGTTTTCGTAGGGTTGTTTTACTGAAGCCAATTTTTTTCTAACCTTTTAACCATTTGCTTATAGGTTTTATAAGCATCATCTAAAAGATTATTATCTATGAAATTTACCGACTTGTCAATCTGAGATCCAATCCAATCCCAATCTTTATGATCTACTGGTATAGATGCAACGATTTGTGGGGCTACACGATAATACTCTTCGACATCAGAGGGAACAGCAGCCATGTAAGTATCTCTAAAGTTTCTAAGTTTAGTTAGTGTTGGTCCATTATCAGGTTCACCCCTACGATCAACAATTGCTGTAGTTAAAAAACAACTTGAGTCACTACTTGATGTGGTTGCTGTAGCATCACTACTACCAGTAGAACCTTCGTTAGCACCTGTATACACACGTGTTAGATAACCACCATCGTTTTCTTTCCACTCAAAGCCATCACCTGCATACTGACCACCCTCAGAAACAGAACCAACAATGTTGTTGCCTTTATCATCAGTACGAGCTGCAGTTACATCTACTGTAATCTTGTCGTTAGTACCAGCAATCTTCTTAGTAGTCTCTCCAGTAACAATTGGAGTTGATGATTTATATGTAGTAGTTGGAGTGTCATCATTTTTACTAGCACTTGTTGCAGTAGCTACAATTTTATCTGCATTAGAGACATTCTTAGAGGTATCAACTTTTGTAATACCTTTCTTGTCATAATCAGCCATAAGAGCGGCAAAATCACCACCCACATCTTTGTAAGCTTTTTCTTTTTCTGCTTTAGACTTTCTTGAGAATGTAGTAGTAAATCCACCATCGTCATCGTCATTGTACTGAACACCGTCAGCTTTTTCTAAGATTGATTCACCTTGTTTAAAGGTTGCACCAACAACGTCTTGTTGACCTAAATTTTGTTTGGCAACGTTAGTCAAGCTAGTACCACCAGTGATACCAACATCTTCTTGAGATTCTGTAATCATCTCACTTAAAGTTTTATTACCAGCTGCTGCTACATCAGCAATAATCTCTTCATTACCAGAAGCTTTAGCTGCTGCTACAAGATCATCGTAACCTTCTTGCTCTGATATTTTTTGGTCAGGGAAGCCTCTGGTATTACCAGCAGTAATATTCATTGCTTTAGTTTCAAACTGAATATTATTTACATTCACATAATCTTCGTACTGACCAGTTTTACCAACCTCTTCACTTTCGTCAAAAATCTTTTTACCAAAGACATCCTCAGAGTCTCTATTTAGTAGAGTCATATAGCTCTTACCAGAAGCTGCAATAGCTAGTTTATCACCATTAATAAACTCTTTGGGCAGCATATCTAAGCCATTGGCTTTTCTATATCTAGAAAGTTCTTTTTCTAAATCTTTTAGCTGATCTTGTTGATCTGGTGTAAGGTTGCCAAGGTTAGCAGTTAAGATTGCAATGTTAGCAGCAACTTGTGCGTGAGTTGTACCTTGAGTAAGTTTACCAAGTGCACCACCACCTAACAGATTTTTAAAGATAGCCTCTAGTGCACTGTCATCTTCTCCTGTCAATGCATTCATAGAAGCATCCAAGATGTTTTGATAACTGGTTACTTCGTCAGGATACTTCTCTCCTACAACTACCTCTGGATAACCATACTTCTTAGTCCAAGGTGCTGGATCATCAGGGTCTCCTGGTTTCCTGACTGTAGGTGACTCAGAGCCTTCATCTGTTGCAGTAGTTGGTAGAATGCTTTGATCTAACCCACAACCATTCTGAATAAGCTCATCATACTTAGCTTGGTCTGCTGGTAGTTGTAGAGTGTTTACAGAACCATCAGGACAGTACAAAGTTACTGGTTGTCCTGGAGCATCTCCAGTAGGAATAGGTGCTGAGGGTCTTTCCCAACTAAACTCACCAGTGTATCTTGTAGGAGTTGTAATAGCTTGAGGGTTATTGTAGAAGCTACCACCACCAAAGTCAGCACCATATGCAGCACCACGTGGTTGCTGATACATAGCTGATTGTTGTTGATACGGGTCAGTCATTGTTGCATAGGCATAGCCATACCACCTACGTTCATCAACGACTTAAGTTCATTCATTTCGTCTGGCGTAAGGTCACCACCTTCAGCCATCATAGGTTGACCCATAGGACCAGCTTGTGGTCCACCTGGGGGTACAGGCTCACCGCCAATACGACCAGTAGCAGCCATATGGTTTAGCCCACCTTTACCTTGGTTACGTAGATCTTCAAAGAACTTTACACCGTAATATCTTACGATGTCTGCAGGAACAACATACTCACCTTGGGACAATTGCGCTGGGATGTCGTCACGGACTTCCTGTGCGTTAGAGCCTACAGGTACTTCGTTACCTGACACAGGGTCTACCATTTGTCCATCCATTTTAAGACCACCCTGTGGTGGCATCATGTTGTTCCGCATGTTATTTACTCCCTGCGAATAAGTCTTGCATCTGATTGTCTACTGGTGATGTGCTTGCATAGCTTAGAATATTTTCTGGAGAAAACTCACCACCTGCGTCCTCACCACCATTAAAGTATTTTACTTCTGCTTTTATGCTAGGTACACCATATTCTTTTGCAACAGCAACTCTGTTGTTACCTTCCATAATAAAAGCTTGGCCTTTATGATTTACCCCAATAAGAATTGTATTACCTTTTTGATCAGGTTTAAAGCCCTCTTTTTCAACAGACTCTTTTAATTCTATATATTTTGCATTAGATGGGCCTATGACTTCGTCATTAGCACCTTTAAGTTGAGACACAAAGTCTACATCTAAATACAAAGGTTTGTCTCTATCTATACCTAAGAATGCAGTTTGAGAACCTGACAAAAGTTTCTTAGCTGCCTTGCCACCTTCTTTAGCATACTTTTCTGCATACTCTTGTTTACCCTTTACCCAGCTTTCTGAGGGGTTATCTACGTAATAACCAAAGTCTTTGAGGGTAGGGTTTTCAGATGCAGAAGGTTTTCGTCTGTAACCTGTAAGTACATCTTTGCCCTCTCTAACTCGTTTTAACTCTGGTTCACCCCACTGAGATTCTGGTGGAATATCCTCTTGATCAAAAACATTTTCTGGACTACGTTCTGATCCAGGAATATCTTTACGAGCAGATACAAGCCTTGCTTCAGTTTCACCTCTTTTAGATGTATAAATTATGTGACTACCAAACTTTTTAGGTTTTATAGGTTTTTCTGGTATATCTATTCCGTAAAAACCTGCAAGTTTAATTGGGTCTCTATCAAAAAAATTTTGGTTTTTTAATTCCCTTATGGGATAACCAAAACTTTTTAAAAATTCAGAGGCAAAATATCCATCCGATTCGTCATATTTTTTTAAAGCTTCTTGTATAAGAAAACCAGATTTACGAGTAATACTTTCTAAAGCATCTAACCTTTCTTCATCAGAAAGGTAGCCTAAAT